GCTCTCATATTGATTGCACCTTGTACATGTCAAGCATTTTCATTATCGCTGGATTCGCCATTGTCTCAACTGACACACCAACAATATATTGCTCTCTATTTTCGTACATTGTAGAAACAAGAACTTTCAGAAAAGAGACTATTGAAGATGGAACTGTCGTATAACCAGCTTTAAATGTAATTTTTATAGCTCTTTTATCATCTTTATAAGATGGTGCAGAACTTATATGTAGTTTTGTTGCACCATACTCAACATATGAATAGTAATCATCTGTACTCAAAGTTTGATAAACTGCATCTTCATCCATATACTCGACTGTTAAAATCTCCGTAACTGGACTTAATGGAATAGTCAAACCTGAATACAAACAATCTGTAATTAGTCCCCACGTAGCAATTTCAAACTGTCTATTAGTATAGTTTTCTGCATATTCTCTAGCACTAGAAATCATTGAAGTAATCAAAGTATCTTCATCATTTTCTAAAATGTGCATAAAAAGTTTTGCATCTTCTAAACTTAAAGGTTCGTCTGCTGGTGCTACTGTTTGAACTAAATTCATTTTTTACTCTCTTAACCGATAGTTACTATTTTTAAAGCTGTTTTTGCATCAGCTACATTTGTATAACTTACATCAAAAGCTTCACAAAGAATTTTCAAATCTCCAGCTGATAACTCGTCCACAATGTTTTTATCGTTTTTGAAAGTTGCTATTAGAGCATTTTTAGCTACTTCTTCTGCATCATCTGGTTCTCTTTGACCTAGAGCAACTTCTACTGTTTGAATTGACTCTTCAATCTCTTCAAGCTCAGAAGTTAAAGAATCTCTTTTAGCTTTAAGTTCATCAAGATTTTCAATGTCTTTAGCTAAGTTATCTTTAGCAAGTTTTTCAGCTTCTAAAGTTTCAATTTCTCCAAGCAGTTTTTCATACTCTTTTATGTCTTTTGGAGTTGCATATTCTGCACCAATTAATCTTAGGGCTTGTATTGCTTCAAAATCGTGATAAACAAAGTTTCCTTTCTTATCTTTTTCCATTGCTTGATAGGGAACATCCCCACCAAGTGAAACAATAAATCTTATTGCTAGTTTTTTCATTTTAGCACCTTTTAAGCGTTAATCATATGCTTAACTGCTTCAGTCACTAACAATTTCGCATCTGCTCTTTTGTCTACTCTGTAACCTACTTGACCATTTGCAGAATATAGCTCATCAAGTCTTTTTATTGCCATTTGACCTCTATCAGCAATTTGGTAATACTCCATATTTCCAAAAGTCATAAACTTATTACCAGTACCCATATCTGAAACTTTTTCATTAATGATAACTGGATAACCATTAAACATATTTGGTGCGCCCAGTGTTAATGCTGGTTGCCATAGATACTGACCATTAGTATCTTTAAGTATTCTGATTGCTAACTCTGTTTTAGAGTTCATCATATACTTTCCGTTTACTCTATATGGTGCCTTTACTGAATATGATAGTTTTATCACTTCATCAGAAGTAACCGCTGCAATAGCAACTGTTGTGATACCTAAATCAGAACCCGTTACAATTCCTTGTGCTTGAGCAGTACCAGTACCAGTTGTAAAATACGCTTCTTCTGCATCTGAAATACCCTCTACAGATAATTTAGTGATATACGCTTCAATGTTTGTAAAAGCATCTTGAATTAGTTCATCAGAAGCTTTGATGATACCACCAATCTTAAATGCACCAAGTACAGCTTGACCGAAAGAAGCGTCTGTTTGTGGATATAATCCATTTTCTGCAATAATTGCAAATGTTGGACGACCATCACCAAGTGGGATGTTTGTTGTTGACATAGTTCTGATAACTGATGAGTTTTGACGCATTACTGAAACTTCTAGTAATTTATCAATGATATTTGTCATAAATACTTCTGGTACTAAGTAACCACCTTCTGCTGCAACAAGAGTGTTTAATACTGCTCTAGTTTTGTTATCAACATTTACTGCTGGATCACGTAAATAAGTTGCAAAAGCTGTAGTTAATCTAAACTCTTCTTCATTTACTTCTACAACTGCACCTTTTTCTACTACTGCAACAACTGGAGCATCAACGATTCTCTTAGAATCTTCTTCCATTTTAACTAGTTTTTCTTCACGTTCAATATCAGCAGTAAGAGTTCTTACTTCTTCTTCTGATACTTTGTAGGCTGACTCATCGAATGTTTCAGCATCATTTAGTGTTCTCATTTCTGATATGATTAAAGCTTTTCTAGCTTTTAATTTTAGTAATTTATCCATCTTTTTTTATTTCCCTTGTTTTTATTTTTTTTGGTTTATGCCATTTCTAGCAAGTCTAAGTTTCTTGAACGTTTGTTTTTCACACCTTCGTTTGTTTCTTCATCAAGGTTGTCCTCCTCTTCAAGATTTTCTTCTGCTTCTCTTCCAACTGTTGCTTTAGAATCAAAACCTTTCCATACTGCACTTAATTCGTGTATATCGAATTTAGTTACCAATACTTCAGTTGGTTCATTTTCACGCTCTGTTGTAATTACTTCTTGTATAGAATAGCCGATTGACACATCTGTTAAAATGCCTTCTCTGAACTTATTATATATTACTTCACTTTCAGCATCTGTTCCAAAAACTACATCTGTTTTTATTTGACCACCATCAAGCCTAGTATTTTCTATTCTACCGATTGCATTATCAACACTCATTCTATGGTCTTTGAAAAATGTGTTTAGTTCTCCAAAAGTTGCACCACTTGGTTCAAGTCTTTCTTCAAAAATCTCATCACTCCACCAGTCATATCTAAGACCAGCATTATCATCTGAAACAATTATAAAAGGTATCATTCTTTTATCTTCGTCTATTAGTGTGATGTCTGCTTTGGCTCTATTATGAACTGTACCTAGATTTTTAAAATCTTCTGTTTTTCTCGTCTGTTGTTTAGCTGTTGTTGCCATCGCTATCCCCTTTTTCAATATTTTCTAGTGTGTCATATGAAGTTTGCATGATTAATTTATCTCCAGCATTTTCACTAGTATCTAAGTTTTCTTTTTTTCTCGCTTCATTAGGTTTCATAAACCCACCTTTTATTGCTAGGTCGTAACCTTCCATTCTTGATTTAAAGTCACCTCTTGCCATTCCATTAAAATCAAATTCTGAAAAATACATACCCTGTTCTTCTTCTGTTAATAGTTGCATCCATATAGCAGCTTCAATTCTTACTGCTACTGGCATTAAACAGAATTTTATATGCTCTAGTGATAACTCTGTGATATTTGCATATGTTGCATTGGTAAGGTCGTTTATTAAATGTGGACTAACTCTAAAAATACTTGCTATATCTGATTTTTGGTATTGTCTTGTTTCCAGAAATTGACTATCATTGTTTGAAATTGTGATAGGTTGCCATTTTAAACCAGCCTCTAATACTATAGGCTTCTTGGAATTTGCTAAACCTACATATTTTTCACCAAATTGTTGTTTTATTCTATCAACTGCTTCTTGTGTTTTAAATTCACCATCTGTTGATAATATACCACTTCCATTAGCTCCATTTTGAAAGAACTTGCTTCCAAACTCTTCTGTTTCCATAGCGAGACCAATGCTTTTAGCATTTTGACCTATTGGTGTGACTCCAACTATTCCATTTGATGATGGTAGTCCTACAATTCTAAGAATATCGTTGTTTTTGAAATTTCTAGGACTACCTTCTTTTATTGTATATTTATATTTAATTGTTGGAATGTTGCTTTTACTTACAGTTAAATCTATTTCCATATTATCGTTAATTAGTGGATATATTGCAACAATTTTTCCACCATTATTTCTAACAATCTGACTATAATGTGTGCCTCTTAATTCTATATCTTGAACAACCATTTCTCGCCAAGTTGATGAAGTCATTAAAGGGTTCACTTGGTCGTGAAGTATTTTATATAATGGATGATTTTTCGCCTTTTCTCGTCCATTCTTAGTATCTTTAAAGAAATTAAGAGGTACAGAACTTAATCCTTGAGCCTTTACATTTACACACGCATATACTGTTGTATGTCGCATAGATGTGTTATCGTTTACTGTAACACCATCTTGATTAACCCCAAAAATTGAAAGAGCTTGTTTATCTGTAGCATTTACATTTGACAGATTTCTGGACTGTTTTTCATCTTTAAAATTATTTAAAAATTTCATTCAGGTACTTCTTTATTAAATGATATTTGTAAATAGTTTATAATGAATACTGATGGAAGTGCTATTAGTAGAGATGAGAATGAATAGATGCCTATGCTTTCACTTAAGATATATATACCCATACAAATTAACATGAAAGGTATTGATAGTATTGCATAAAACTTTAAAAGTGCTTTTATATCTTCATTCATCATTGTACCTTTAAATCATAATTTCAGATTCATTGTATGTTGCGATTTTACTCGACTTAATTATGTATTGTATCATAACTTTTAAAAATATGATAGTTTTAAGCTCATAAACCTTCCGCGTGACCTTGAGCTTTTATCTCAAAACTTATCAGACCTGTCAAATCATCCCTAATATATACTTCTGCAAAATCTCCTTGATTACCATCTAATCTTAAGACTACCCCGATTTTCCAAAAAGAACCACGACCTGATGTTCCATAAGTACCGCCACCACTTGAGCGAGTATCAAATTCTACATCATACATATCGCTTTTCATTTGTTCATTGGTTTTCCAATTAGTAAAAGTTCCATACTGACCATTTACATTTGCTCTAATGAGGACACCATTTGTCAATGGCGATAAGTTTCCGAATAATCCCAAATCTCCAGCACTTGAATGTGTCATTGTTATAATAATTCTTGTTATGTGAATTACTTGACCAGGATTTGGAGCAATTATATATTCAGCTGGTGATGCTAATGTGCCTATCACATTCATTTCGATAATTACTTTCTGAACTGCTGTGCCTATCGGAAAAGCATTATCAACATAAGCATCTAGTGTCATTGTTGTTGCAGTTAATGATACTATCTGATAAAAGATTGATGTGTGGTTTTCTGCTCCAATTTGAATATAATCTCCAACTATGAATCCTACTGTACTAGTAACCGTTATAACATAATCACCACCAGTATCAGAGGTTGCAACTGTTAAATTTGTATCTATTGCTGGATGATCATGAAAAAATTGATTGATTGGTATATTGTGAACATCTGCATCATGTGTATTTAATACATATGTATCTGTTGCTGCATTATAATACGAACTTAGTGGATTTCCATCACCATCAGATATTCCTACTTTTAAGGTATTGTTTACAGAACTTAGTGCCGTTCCGTTACTGTCAAATATATTTACATTTAATGGTTCACTAACTTTTACATTTAATGAACCATTTGTAGAATCTATTGGATTTCCAGCACCATCTGACATATTTGGAGAGATTGAAAAGGTGCTATCGTTATTCTCTACTAGTTTTATATCGTATGCAATTTGGGTTACATAGTCGTTTTGAGTGTATTTGTCTTTTGCAGATACTCCACTAAATAATAATACACTTAGTAATATAAATCTTAACATTTTCATACTATGCCTTTTTTTTAATCTGTAAAATTATATCATAATTTATAAGTCTATAAGTCCTCTCTCATTATATACAAATTCTTTTTCTTTTTCTTCAACATCTTTAATCGCTATTCCAATAGCCATAGCAAGTGCTACTAAACCATCTACTTTTTCTGTAGACTTTTCTTTGTCAATTTTTACATTATCCGCTGGGTCACGCTTTAATACTACATTTGAACAATTCCAATTTAAAACTTCATTATCTCTGTGATTTAACTTTTCTTGAAGTGATAAAACCTCTATTTGTTTTGTTGGAGTACTCATACTAGCGAAACCTTGTCCGAATGGAATCAAGTCCACTACCTCATCATTTGTAAGGTTTGTAACTAGACTAGAGCTATTCCATCTGTCATAAGCAGCCATCTTTACATTGAAAAATTCACAATCTTTTTTTATTTGAGATTCTATGAAGTCATAATCAATAACATTACCGGGTGTTACAATAATTAATCCCGATTTAACCCAATCAAAATATGGAACTTTATCGCGTCGTACTCTCTCTCTCATTTGGTCTTCTGGTATGAAAAATCTAGGTAATATATCATAACCACCACTATCTTTAGGAAATATCAAACACCAGCACGATAAATCTATTACTGAAGATAAGTCTAGTCCAGCATAACATAATCGACCTTTTAAATCATCTTCATTTATCGGAGTTTGATTTGCAGTCCATACACTATGCTTAATCCAAATATCAACCTTATCACACCATACATTAAGATGTTTTGTTTTGAATGCGATAAGACTCTCTTCTGATTGTTCAGCTAATACAACTTTGTTTCTCATATATGATAATGTAGGACTTGCTCCTAGATTTGGGTTTGCTTTTCTCCAGAGTTTTTCATCTTTCCAAAAATCATCGTCTTTCATATCTTCTTCATCAAGTTCAAACATTACTTGGTAAAAAGCTTCATCTTTAATAATACCTTGCTTTACTTTTTGAGCGTAAAGATATATATCTCTATAGAAATATCCTTGCATGTTATAACCAGCAGTTGATATGTGAACTTCTAAAGGTTCATCGCGTCCAGCAGTTCCATCTGTCATAATTTGATATATATCTTTGTTTGGATGAGTGTGTCCTTCATCTGTAGTGAAAAAAGAAACATTTTTACCTTCTTGATTATCCGCATCACTTGCTAAAGCTTCTATCTCATCCTCAAAAGCTCCGTTCATCTTGGTAATCTTTGGCGGTTTTTTAGTTATGTGTGTGAGTTCGTTAAGTTCTTCTTCTTGTTTAATCATGGTAACTGCTGCATTGTGAACTAGTTTCGCTTGATCGAGTGACTTTCCGATACAATATTGTTTTTTAGCTAGTTCTTTATCTACAAAAAAAACTAATAGGTGAAGCAATGCTCCAAATTCAGATTTTCCATTTTTCTTAGGCATAAAGAATAAACCTCTTTGGTATCTTCTAAATCCTTGAAACTCGCCTTTTGAATGTTTTGTTCCGAAAATATCTATAATTGATTCTATTTGCCACGATTGGAACTGAAAATTAATACCTGCATAACTTCCAGCTGTATGTTTAAATATACTACCTATTTTTATATACTTGATAGCTAATTGTTTATCAATATAATATTTCCCTTCTTTTTGAAGTTCTTTATCTTTTTTGATAATGTACTCTTTAGCAATTTTCCAATAGTGTTCTGGCGGTTTGAATTTAGAATCATTCATTTATTTAAAACTTCTCCTCTTTAAATTCAAATATACTTTTTTTCTTACCTTTTGCAATATCAAGACCTACTCTGGACCTAACACCAATTCCAAGCATAACCGCCATCTTTTGCATATGTGTAAAAGATTTATCCGCAACTGTGAAATATGGATGAACTTTTAAGTTTCCGAAATCGTCCATTGTGGTATCGTCCTGTTGAGCGGACATAGTTACTGCATTGATATATTTTTGATATGCTATTGAATAACTTAGCAATAAACTTCTATCAAGCTCATTATATGTTCCATTTTCTGTTAAAAGTTTTTCGACTCTCAAAAATTCATCTTGACCTATTTCATTCAAAGGACTAAAGTGTTCTTTCTTCATCTCTTCTTTGGCATTTTTTTTTGATTCTTCAATAGTAGTTATATTTGTTTCAATAGTCTTTTTCTTTTTATCAATCTTTTTTCTAAGCTTTGGATTTGTTTTTAATCTTTGAGTGTTTGTTTTTTTAGCTACTGTTTTAATATCACTTTCGAGATATAGATTTGGTTTACCTGCACCTTGAGACTTTACGGATATGTTTTTATCTTTTACTATTTTATGTAAACCTTGTCTGGTTGTTATATTTAGTATTAGTTGAGCTTGTTTGCCTGTTATGTATTCCAAAGTATAAAACTCTTTTACCCTAATTTTAAAATTATTATATGTAGTGGGATGGTAACGAATAGCCATACGAACCCAAAGAGAACTGCTAGTATGTGTAAAATTATCATTATTGTGTTCATTATTTATCCTTGATTAGTTTTTTTATTTTCTTCATAAACTTTTTAAACTTGGATGGAGATATTTCTAATGTGACTCTACATAGCTTTGGTTTTAATAATTCAAAGTCTTTAATTTCACATGGTATTTTATTATTTTGAATAGTGTTAGCTAAATTAAATCTACTTCT